CGGGCCAGCGGGTCCCTGCGGGCCGGTATCACCCTTGGCACCAGCCGGGCCAGCGGGTCCCTGCGGGCCCTGCGGACCAGCCGGGCCAGCGGGTCCCTGAGGCCCCTGCAGGCCGGGATCACCCTTGTCACCCTTACCGATAGCCACGGGCTGACCCTCCTCATCAACAAAATTGATGACCTTAACCGTGTTCAGGTTGTCTTCCGGCAGCGCTTTGCCGACGACTCGCGCGTACATCTCAGCGTTCATCCGACAGCACCTCATTCAGCCTTCGGATTGATGACCACGGCGGACTTCTCCGCGTCCAGACCGCCACCAGCGTAAATCTCCTGAAGATACTCGTTGGTGTTAGTGGACAACGCAAAATTGGTGAAAGCCTCGATGGAGGTATCGCCAACCACCGCGTAGTGAGACGCAGCCATGATGACTCCCATAGTGGTGGTGTCGTCCGCGTCCGTCCACCATTCAGGGGTAATGATCTGATTAACGCCGAGGGCGCGGGCCAGAGTATCGTCACCTCCGAGAGCAATATACGTGTTGCCGTTCGAGTTCGCGGACATCAGCAGGTCGGCCACGGTGTCAGCGTTGCACAACAGCACCTTGTTGCCCTGCGCGCGAACCATGTGGGAGGCCCGCACGAAGTCCATCAGCGGAGTGTTACCCGTCATGGTGTAGGAGAGCGCGAAACGTTTGCCATTCCACTCGGACGACTTGTCTTCCGCGTCGGTCACGACGGAACGGAAATGCGCCATGTCCGTGTAACCGCCGAGCGTGATCTGACGTTCGATGGTCTGGACGATGTAGTTCGGGAGTTCCTGAAGCACGTAGCGGAGCAGAGCGCCCGGACGCTGGGTGCGGCGAATATCGCCCTTGTTCAGGGTGATGTACTTGTAGGTGTAGTCGGCCTGAAGCTCGCGTTTCACGAACGAAAGCACCTGCTCCTTCTTCTTCGTGCCGTAGGAGGCCACAGGATAGCCGTGGGCGCGGGTCTGATCAGTCAGACCGGCAACGTTGCCGCCGATGGTGAGACGATCCATGCCGGTTTTGCGCAGCAGGTTCCACAGGCCGGAGCCGCGCGTGTTCAATGCGTCCGCGATTGTGGTGATTGCCGCAGTCGGGATGAACTTGTCCACGTCGGTGGAGGGGTCAACGCCGAACGATGCGGTGTCCGACATGTTACGGTTCACGGTGTCGGCCCACTCACGGTGGAATGCTTCGACACCCTTGTTATCAGTGTCGATCAGGGCACGCTCGAACGCGATCATGGCGTCGTCGGAGTCAAGCCACGTCTTACGGTCGTGGGAGAACGTCACGGTACCCGACTGGTGGGCGGCGTGGTTGGCTTTGTTGATGATGATGGTCTGGCGACCGCTGGAAGTCTGCACGGGCTCCTCCGGTGCCGGAGTGCCCTCGCCTTCCTTCTGGTTGGTGATGGCATCGGTGATGTCATCGAGAGCGGACTGCATGATGTCACCGATGGAATCGGTGAGCTGTTCCGCCTCGTCCGGGGTGAGTTTGAACTGGGCGATGGTACGCGCCAGTTTCTTCAGGAGTTCCGGGTTCATGGTGTCTCCATTCTTGTTGCGGCTGTTGATTGCGGTGAAAGCGGCCCTTGGGTCGGCCCCACGATATACGACGCTGATCTCCAGTAGTTCGCCATCGTGGATGATACCGTCCTTGCCGGGACGCTGGTTGAATTCAACGGTGATGCTGAAACTGTTGGTCAGGCATCCGTCGGCGGCAAGCTGGCGGATACGTTCGCCCTGATCCACCTCGCTGAGTTTCGCTTCGGCCATCATCCCATCATCGGTCATCCAAAGTCGGGTGATTGCACCCGCTTGGCATTCGATGCTGGGCTTGTGGTCGATCAGGAGCGGAAGGGATAGTTTGTCGGACTCGGTGAGATCGGACACCAGTTTCAGAGTGCCGTCGATTAACGGCGCTTTCAGTGTCTTCAAATCTACGGTGAATCCGTCGCACATCACTTTGCCGCTGTTGGCGAGGAAGGTGAGGGTACGACCATTGGTTTCTGGGGCACCGCTGTTGGCGAAGCTCTTCCGAGTCTTCATTTTGGCCCTTTCAAATAGTAGGGTAGTGGTGCGGTCGAACGTCCTTAATGGGCTTAATGTTCTGACCCCCATAGTAGCACGATGCGGTACACGTCCAAACCTTTGCAGTTCGGGCATTTGAGCGTCACCATCGTGTCACGGGCGCAGGAACCTAGATACCGTCCGCAGTGTTTGCAATGGATGTCGTACGTCATGATTCCACCACCTCGTAATCCTCGTAGCACCGGCAGTTGGGGTGTCCGTTCGGGGTTTGCATACTCTCGAAGTTGTTCACGTAGGTGCGGTCTCCGATCTCGACGCTGGCGTTCTCAGCCAGATACGTGTCATCCAATGCGATTCTCTTGCCTTCCATGTGACGGCAGAACTCGCACACTTTTTCGTCTCCGCTGGTACGCCATACCTTGTACAGTCGGACGCCGAGCGTTTCGCTGAGATTGCGGGCACTGTAGAGACTGCCGAGCCGTTGCGATTGCACGGTTTCGCAGCGGGCAATCAGCTCGGCGTGATCGTTGCCCATGCGTTCGAGCTCGTCACGCAGGCGTTCGGCGTCCCACTGTTCCACGTCGGCCCGGTTCAGCAACTCTAGGACGTTGTTTGTGATGGTTTTGCTGGTGGACTTGGCGATGCTGCGCAAGTGTTCCACGTAGGCTTCACGCACGGTGTCGGGCAGTTCAGTCCAGAAGTAGAGTTGCCGCCAATCATCGGCAGTGTAGTTCTCGACTTCCACGGCAATGGAATTTTCGGGGTGGATTTCCGTCCACGCGGTAATGACCTGCTCCAACTCGTAGCCGGTACGGCGGGCGTAGGCGACGAGGTTGGTCATCAGGTCATCTTCCACGTCGTTGATCCACTGGTCGCCGATGGCTTCCAAATCATCGCGCAAACTGTTCTGAGAGCGACGGGCGAGCCTGATGACTCTGTCCACGTAGGTTCGAGTGGCGGGCAGAATGCGTTTCTCAGTTGCCGTTTCCTGCGGTTTGATATTACGGCTATACCGTTTTGCGGCTACTGGGATAGTCAGCGTCGGAGCCTGCTGATGCAAGTCAAGACGCTTGTACGAGTCTGGTAAGCCGAGCGCGTCCACGGCAGACTCCAGACTGGCACCCATGTTCAGGAGCTGGGTGAGCGAGTCAATACGTACCTTCTGGGTGTCGGCCTGTACCTTCTCCATGTCGGTCTGGGACGGTAGATCAAGGTCGAAAGTGATCCCATACCCAAGTCCGCCAGTGATGCGGTCAAGCTCAAACTGCCATTTATCCCACACCGTCATGCACAACGGTTTGAGCGTGTTCTCGATGAACGCGCGTTCGGCCTGTTCGGCGTTGGCGTAGGTTTGCCCGTTGTCGATGCCGCGAATAATATCCGGGACAGCGAGCGCGTTCGACAGTCGGTTGTTTACCACGTCGTTTACGGTCTGCAAGTCCAGCGTGTTGTTACTCGATTGGAACGGTACCCATACGAGTTTGCTTGTGGTGCTGGGCTTATGGGTCATAGGGTCAACCGGGATCATGTTGTACACGATTCCGTTGTTGTTGCCTGCGCCTCGGAATGTGCTTTCGAGGCGTTCGCGGTTGCGTTGGAAGTCTTCACTGTTTTCCGATACGATGCCGAGCATTCCAGCGGGTACCGCGTTGTTGCCGAAGAAACCACGCTCATAGTCGGCGATCATATCGTCCACGTTCGCCCACTTCTTCACCGTCATGGCAGGAGCAATGCCGCGCGTCGGATCGTTCGGATGCTGGCTGTAGCTGAGAGCGATGGTTTCGTCCCGGGAAAATTCGTAGACTCGTTCTCCGTCGCCCAAGTCCATCGTAACGCGATGATACCAGTCCGAGCGGGAAGAATTGTATTGGCGGCTGTTCGACGGTAGCAGCGTATATCCGATGATGTTGTCGGCTGTAATGTCTCCGCCCGGCCCGTTAGTTGTCCAGATAAGAATATCCAAGTGGGATTGGGTGAGGATGGTGGCGCAGGCAATCTTGAGAAACTCCAAGCACGAATACGTGTCGTTGGGCGCGTAGAGCGCGGCCAATGGTGCGGGAGCCGGTTCGATACGCCGGTTGTCCGGGTCCACGGCGTAGGGGATTACCGTGCTGAATCGTTGTGCGATGGCGTTCACATACGGGAACACGTTGTCGTAGGTGTCGTGCAGTGGAATGGTGTTGCCGCCCATCGGCTGCCAGATGTTCCCGCCAATCGGTGTGGGGGACATACTGGGCGCATGGTTACGGTCGAACGCGCTCATAAAACCTTCACGGAGATTGTTCAGCAGGTTCACTTTTCCTCGATTCGTCATAAAGTCCCTGCGTCTAGTCTACCGGGTGGAACGCATAAACCTAGCAGACAGCAACGTCCCACGATGGAAGTCGCAGCGGCTTGTAGTAGGCGAGAAGGACGCTATCCGCTAGATCGGGGCTACCGGTCTGATTCTCTGTTTTGTAGTCTTTCTTCCGTTGCACTTCGCGTAGGTTTCTGTTGTTGATTGCCCATTCACGGGTACTGAGTTCATGAAACAGTTCGGCTCGGTGTTCCAGATTCGGGTTGATGGTGATTTCCGAAAGCTGTTCGGCGAACTCGAACCATAATTCCGAACTGACTGCCGGATAGCGGTCGGGATGCTTGGGTTTGGCTCCGAAGTTGACGCCGTTCACTGGTTGGTTTCGGCTGCGGAGAATATCCGTTACGCCTCCGCCTACGCCGGTATCGTCCACGTTGATGATGCTTGGATGATGTGTTCCGGCAAGGGTTGTTATGCGTTCCGCTGTTTCGACAAGACTGGTCTTGCTCCAGCTCACGAGGTCTACTAGGTGGCGTCCCTTTACGATGGCTACGGCGGTTCGGTCGGCTCCGTATCGGGCCACGTCAACGCCGAAGCTTACGCCGCCGTCTGTTTGGGGTTGACGTTCGGTCGCGTCTGTGAGTTGCTGCCAGCTTATGATCTGGTTGATGGTTTTCTCGTATGGCATTCCCTCCCAGATGTGGGCGAAGTCTGGGTTGTTTCGTGATTCCTCGACCTGTCGCAGGATCTCTTCCGGGAGTATTCCGGCTTGTTCGGCGTCCCGCCATGTGGTGTGATGGTGGGTGGTGCGCTGTTGGGTGAGCTGGCTCGGGTGGGTGACGAAACGTGTGGTTATCGCATCCTCCGGGGTTAGGGGGTTACGGGTGAAGATAATGGTGCTGCCGTTCTTTCGAATGGTCGGCAGCAACACGTCCAGGCTATGTTCGGTGATGAACTGCGCTTCCTCGATCCAGCACCGGTCTACGCCTTCGATGCCTTTCAGCGTGCTTTCCGGGTCTTCGTGCAAGCCTTTGAACCAGAACACGCTTCCGTTGACGTGTGTTATCTGTTCGCGGGTGATGGTGAAACCGGGAAGCTGATAGCGGCTGATGATATCCGCTAGGAGCTGTTTGACGCTTTCCTGAATGCTGTTCTGGAATTCGCGGGTGCATAGGATGCGGGTGGGGTACATGCTGGCTTCGAGTGCCAGGGCTAGGGCCACGCTGGTGCTTTTCGCGCTCGAACGGCCTCCGCTGTAGTCGTAGTAGCGGTATGGTGGATTGTCACGGTCATGGAGGAAGAACAGTAGGTCTTCGTATGCTTTGGGGATTACGAGGTTAAATGTTCCGTTTTGTTCCATAATGTGCGCGCGATTCTCAATAAGCTGGTCTTCACCCGAGGAAACCCGAGCCTTATTGAGAATAATAGGCTCGGGTTTGTTCACTTCACCGTGACATTGATCGTAGGCGGCTCGTACATCTGCACCGTCTGGTCAACCTGCTGGCGGGGCATCCCCTCGGTACGGTTGGCAATGTCCTGATAGGCGCGGAACGCTTTCTCACCGTCCTTCTTCGATTCAAGAACACGACGTAGGGCGATCTGTTCGGCTTGGGTCAGTTCGTCCATACGCTGCACCCATTCCGCCAGTTCCTCGTTCGTGAGTTCAAGGAATTGCTGAAGGTTGTATTTCACGCTGCCGCGTTTTGTCCATTTACGACTGCGGTCTTGTGGGCGTTCTTGGAATCCGCCTTTACCGGTTGGGTTGTTCACGCCGCCGGTGATTCTGCCGTGGGCGTCTCTGGTTACGTTGCTCATAAGGTGTATTTTATGCCTTCTTGGGTTTAGTTTGTTTTTGGTTGGTGATGGTTTGTGTTTCTTTTGGGGTGGTGTTGGGTGGTTGGGTGGTGTGTTCGGTGTTGTGGTGTTTGCGGTGTTATTGGGGGGCTGGTTCGGTTTTGTGCATGATGGTTTTCTTACGTGAGGATGTAGGTTATCAGGAGTTTGAGTAGGGCGATGGTGCCGGTGGTGGTGAGTAGGACGGTTAGGATGATGAGTAGGATGCCGAGGATGCGGCCTAGCTTGTAGCCGGGTGTGGTGTTGCGGAAGTAGTTGATTTCGGGTTTTTTTGGTTTCATTGGTTTGGTTTCCATGTGATCGTGAGGGATACGCCGGTGGTGGTGTTGTCGGCGTATCGTTTGTGGCTGGTTACGTCGGTTATCTGACAGTCGTCATGCCAGATGTGTGTTTCGGTGATGGCGTCGTATAGGGCGCGTTGGAGTTTGTCTATGTCTGGTTTGACTGTGGGGTGTTTGCGTTTGTGGGGTGGGATGGTTTTGGGGCGTGGCAGGTAGAACGTGGTTTCTATTTTGATGTATGAGTTGGGTGGGATGGTTGGGTGTTTGTGGTTGAGGATGGTGTCGCGCACGTGGTCGCGCCATGGGCGTTCCTTCTTGTCCATTGGTATGAGGCGGGTGACGGGTTTGCCTGTGGTTCGGCTTCTGCCGGTGATTGGCCGGTAGGAGCCTTTGCTGGCGGGGATGCCGGGGATGAACAGGCTGAATGGGAATGGTTCGTCTATCATTGGTTGACCTCTTCCAGGTCGAATGTTGGTTGCGTTTCCGCTTTGAGTTTGAGGGTGTGTAGGATGTCGGCGCGGTTGCTTTGGTGCTTGTATGCTAGTTGGTCTTGGCCGACGTATTTGAAGCGTTGTCCGCAATTGTGGCAGAACAGCGGGTCTGGGTTGTTCTTGTAGATTTCGAGGATTCGTCGGTAGTATTCGGCGTCGTTTTCGGGTTGTCCGTTGATGTGGCGTTGTGTGGTGTCCGGCCAGATCAACGCTCCGCAGCGTGGGCAGTACGAGACGGGCGGGATACCGTCCACGGGTTTCGGGCTTGCGGTGATGAATTTCATGGGTGTCCAGAAGTCGCCGGTTTTGCTGAGCATGTCCCGGTAGGTTTTGACGAAGCCTATGAGGTCGAACGATTCGGCTGTGAGGCAGTATTCGAGAACGTTGAATTCGTCCATGCTGTTGACGAACGCGTGGCGTTCCAGCAGGTAGAGCAGGGTTACCGGGATACTGTTGAGTTCGTTGGCGTCCTCGTAGTCTTGGAGGGTTATGGTGGTGTCTTCGCGTTCGTTTTCGGGGCAGTTCTGCCATACTTTGACGTATGCGCGTTTCGTGAATTTCATGATTGCTTCTTTCCTGAGGATACGCCGGTTTGGTAGGCGTCACAGATCATCCGGACGGGTTCGTCTGCCTCTGGTTGGATGAATGGGTATTCGCTCGTATCGGTTTCACGGCCAGCGGCCTGTTTGGGATTCTCGGTTTGTTCCGATTCGGTGGTTTTCGATGAGGCCAATGATTCTAGGACTTCATCGGAGACTTTGACGGTTGAGTCGATGATGTGATTCTTATCTTGCTTGTCAATGGCCATAGCGTTTATGGCCGAGTGTATTGCGTGACGCGGTTGTTGGTCCCCTACGAGATAGCGGGTCATGGTGATTCCTTTCAATCGGTGGTGGCTTGGGTCAGTCCGCATATTTCTCCCTTGGTGGCAGACTGTGCGCGGCCAGTCTGTATCCGCAGTACGGGCAGGTCACGTGATATGTGCCCACCGTCTCGCCGCAGTTGGTGCATTCTACATATCGGATTGCTCTGCTCATTTCGTGTCCTCGTTTTGATTCGGTGCTTCCGTGGGCATGTTGCCGGTGTGGCCGAGCATGGAACGGCAGTGGTCGGCTGTCTTTTCGTATGCGTCGACTTGGCCCTTCACGACACCGTATGCGGCCATGTCATGCTGTCTTAGAAGAGCGCTCGCCAGTCTCAGGCCTTCCGCTTCTAGCTGCTCGCACCAGTCGATGATCTCGTTGAGTGTCTGGTCTTTCTGGCTCACGTTCCTTGCCATTAGTACACGCTCCATTCGTCGCCGGTCTGGTTGAACGGGCTGGTCTGGTTGAACGTGTTGGTTCCCGTCCACTGGTTGCCGGTCTGCTGGTCTTGCTGGGTCTGCTGGTTCTTGGCTTTGAGCATGGCGAGGCTGATGGTCGCGTGTTCGATGATGAAGTCGGTGCGCGGCCGTCCTTGGTTGTCGGTGGCGGTCTTCCATTTGAGGACGCCTTCGACGCGGACAGGGGTGCCCTTGCGTAGCATGCGTTCGTAGGTTTCCGCAAGTCTCAGGTCATATTCGAAGATGGTTGCCCACATGGTGTCGTGGTCTACCCATTGTTTTGTGGTCTTGTCCATGTGTCCGCCTGTGGCGGCGACTCGGATAAGCATGTAGGGGGTGCCGTTGCGGGTCTGTTTTCGTTCGGGGTCTGCCGCCAGGCGTGCGAGCGGTAGCGTGATTGTTGGGTCATTCATCGTCGATCGTTGCTCCTATGGGTAGTGGTGTGATGTCGGGGTTGAAGTAGTAGCGGTTACCTACCTTGATGTATGGCAGTCGTTTCTCACGGCAGTATCTGCGGACGGTCTGGATGTTGAGGTGCCAGCGTTCCGCGTACTGCTCCGTCGTTGCGGTGTAGTCTTTAGCGTACATGGTTTAAGTATACATCAGATTATTCTTGATTGCAAGTAGTATGTGCTAGCTATATAATATATATATGCGCACTCGGGCGCACCAACATCAAACAAGACAGGAACAGGAATAAAGTAAGCGCCTCCCCCGAGAGAACAGAAGAGAGGCGCTAACAGAAAGGCGGAACCATGTCCGATACGAGTATAGCACAGAACTCGGGTTTCTCGATGTTGCCGAATTGGGCGGTGGATGATGACCGGTTGGGCGGCTACGACCTGCTGGTGTATATGGCGCTGATACGTCACGCCGACAACACCGGCGTATGCTGGCCCAGCTTGGAGCGGCTGGCGAAGATCGCGCGTTGCTCACAGCCCACGGTATCCAAGAGCCTCAACGTGCTGGAACAATTGGGCTACATCCGACGGGTCAAGTCCGATGGCAGGGCCAACCGGTATCACGTCTCGCTGTGGAAGCCGACCCCAAAACAGGGTTATGACCATGCACCGACCCCAAAACCTCCTTTTGACACCTCAAAACCTGCTTTTGACCCCTCAAAACCTGCTTTTGACCTACCCCAAAACGAGGTTTTGACTAACAATACCCAAGAGAACAAAACCCAAGAACAATACTCGCGCGACAAAGAAAAAATTTCAGTCACCTGCCATTCGGTGGATACCCTCAAGTCGCTTATGGAGTTGTGGCCGAAGAAGTGCAGGGTCTCTAACGATTTCCTCATGTATTTCAATACGGCTTACGACGAGGTTGGTGCCAACGCGCTTATGAGAGCGGCGAAGCGTTTCGTGGAATCCTGCGAGGGTACGCCATTGCAGTACGTGCGGACTCTGCCCATGTGGTTGGCCAATTCGGTTAATTGGAGATCGCGGAAGCAGGAGCGGCGGAGCGAAGCGCAGCTGTCGGATTGGATGGCCCATAGGCTTCCCGATTCCATGTTCGACGACGTGGAGACCTTTCTGCGTGCGAGGCGTGCGTATTGGGGTGCCACCGGTGGTGTGGAGGCTTTGGAAATGGAATTCTTCCCGGACGAAGTTGAGAATGTGGGCGATTTGCAACAAGAACCAACAGTGTGATATAATATCTATATCACACACATTGCATGGAAAGGATGCATATGAAGATCTACACAAACCGATACCACGACTTCACCCCGTCACAAGGCATACCGGTACGCATAACGTACGGTTCGCCACGGTGGCGACTTCCATACACAATCGCAGCATCGGCGAAAACAGTGACGCCGGGCCGATGGTTCATGGAAGGAACCGACGAGGAATTCACCGAACGGTATCGTGCCATGCTGGACTCACACGGGGTCGCCCGCATCGGAACGGAACTTGAAACGATATCGCAACTCAACGGAGGCAAAGACATCGTGCTTCTATGCTTCGATGACGTGAGAAAAGGCTTGTGCCACCGAACGATTTTCGCCCAATGGTGGCAGGAAAAGACCGGTGAGGAAGTCAAGGAATTACAAAAAGGTTTGGAGGCCGACCAGAATGTGCTATTCTAATGACCGTTGCCATTCCGCCCCTAGCTCACCGGATAGAGCGCCCAATCTCGAATCGGGAGGCACCAAGTTCGACTCTTGGGGGGCGGTCTGATGGCAGGTTTCAACTCACCGTCCATATTGTTCCTCAACACTTGGGATAAGCCCGAACGTGATTGGAACGGGAATCTGTTCAGGCAGGCACCAGCGTCAGGATATACGCGGTACGTCGAACTGTACGCCGGAGCGTTCGCAAACTGCATGGTCGCCGTGGAGAACGGTTGGAAACCGGAGCAGATCGAGGCGTGCGACGTGTGGGCGTACACCGCAGCGCTCGGATATGCGTATAGCGGGACGCCTCTCACCGAAATGCGGGCAACCGTTGACGGTTCACCAGTCCCGCTCTCAGGAAACGCGGCGGATGACGCGGCTACCGTAATCATGGCGCAATACCGTATGCGTCTCAGCAAGCACGACGATATCGATTACTACCGTGAGCTTCTGGCTGATCTTGACATCAACGATTCGGAACACGTCGGCCAGCTACGGGAGCGAATCGCAGCGAACATAGTCAAGTTGGGGGGACTGAGATACGAGCCCACCGACCCGATGAAGTATGCGGAACGCATTATGGACGACCCGCACACCATCGTGTTCGCCAATCCTCCTACGTATCCGGGAGCTTATGAAAAGTTCTTCGAGACCGGGGGGAGGTTCCAATGGGCGGAACCTGAATACAACGTGTTCAACGCTCCCGTTGATATTCCCAAGCTCTGCAAGCTGTTCGATGGGCGTAAGGCGTTGCTGATCTGCCAGCAGCAGCAAACGCCCGGAAACGCCGCAACCGATAGCCCTGTCTACGCTAGGCGTCTGGGTTTGGACAGTGTGATTTACATGAATTCCAACCGTCCGAACGAGGTCAAACGTCTTGTCGGCGGGAACATGGTGACTGTGGCGGCGTCGAAATCGGCGGAGATACCGATACCGATATTGCCCAGAGACCATCAGATTACCGAACGTTCCGAAATCAAGGTCGTACCGTTACGCGATAGCGCGGCCCAAGACTCGTATCTGCAAGTGATGCGGCATAGGATATCGGGAAACGTGAGCCCGATGTGTGTTCTCGTACTAATCGACGGTTACGTCGCCGGGATCATCGGATATGGTTTGCCAAATCCCATGTACACGATTCGCTACGCGGTATTGCGTCAAGCATTCGGGGTATCGCACGAACGGTATCGGCTTACGAAGCTGGTCACGATGATAGCGTTACGTCGTTCCACGTTCCAGCTCTGCGCTACGCCCAAGACGCAGATACTCGTCGATGCGTGCGATGGGCTGGCAACCGTTGAGTACACGCGATACCCCGAAGCGAAGGGACTTCGCGGCCTGATGAAACTGGACAGACGTGACCGTAAGAATGGACAGTACCAATTGCAGTATAAGAGCGATTGGCACGAAGAGATCGGCTTAAGCAACATTCTCGGACAGTTCCTAGCCAAGGAGAACAGGAGGAAATAATGGCCGATGTCGACACGTCGCAGGAAATGACCATAGCCGACGGTTTGGTAATCAAGTGGGTTGACGTGGTCAATCTCAAGGAACAAGACCTGAACGCGCAGGTCATGGAACCACGTAAGTTCGACGCGCTGACCCAGAACATCAAGCTACGAGGGATGTTGGAGTCATTGCCGTACTGTTCGCAACCGAACGGAGAAGGGCCGATAAGTATTGTTTCCGGCCATCATCGTACAAGAGCCGCCGCCCGCGCCGGTATCCAACGTATCCCGGTCATCGTGGACACGAAGCCTATGACACGTTCCACCATAACGGCGAAGCAGATAGCCGCCAACGAACTCACCGGCCACGCCGACGAGAAACTACTGGCGCAGCTGGTCACTCAGATGGACAACGTAGACGACTTGTTGCTCAGCGGACTTGATCAGGACAGCCTACCGCACGTCGAACCGCAGCAAGTCAACCTGAACGGTTTGAATGTGAAGTACGAGTACAAGGACGTGGAGTTTTTGTTTCTGACCCGCGAATACGAGGAACTTGAACAGTTCGTGGATGATTGCGACTCGGACATGCTCGGGTTGGTGCCTATGGAATTGTACGACGAGTTCGTGCGTCAGGTGACATCGTTCGCTTCACGTAACGGAATCAAGAATATGGCTGCTGCGGTATCCAAGATCATCGAGATAGCGAGGAAGGACGCCGAGGAAGAGTGATTACAGGCCGGGCGAGTCCCGGCCTATTTGTTTGCATCACAAGACACAATGTGATATAATATATATATCAAGCCGATGGGGCTTGCAATATTCCCAAGGAGGAAACAATGGAAACAGTCAGAAACATCACCGTCGAACAGGCCCGCGACATGATCAACGGCATCGACGCCAGTCTGATTCCCGAATGCCGCGACTTCGACACATACACCGAGACAGACGATATCCGGCGTATCGGAGATCACGGATACGTTGACGTGTACGAGCAAGCATTCCGGGATCATGAGGAACGTAACGGGAAGACCGAGTGGGCGAGCACCATGTACGTGCTTGAAGGCAATCAGCCGACCCGCCTCGAATTCTTCGTCAAGGCGTACGATCTCGGCGGGATGCCAATGCCGGACGGGCTTTTGGATGCCCGGTTCGACAACGGGGACGCGGATAATGTGTATTTGACGAACGGCGAGGCATGGCCAATCCGACTTAATGCATATCCTAGCGTCCTAATTGGCGTTATTCCGCCAATTCACAGCGTCCTAACCCGTCCTACCAGGGGCGCTGGGACATGTCTATGCGTGTCGCTGATTGCCTAATCACACCACATGTGATATACTTTATATATCATCACACTATCAGAAAGGAACTTTATAATGGCGGCAAACAATCTCAGTAACAAATTCATGAAAGTCCTCAACGAAGTCCCAAACTTCGTCACCGACGAAACCGCGCAGGCGGGCAACCGCACCTACAAATACCTTAACCTCGCCACGATACTCAAAACCATCAAACCCGTGTTCGAGAAGCACGGTCTGGCATTCAGCCAGCGCGTCACGTTCGACAACACGGGAGAAGCACGACAGGCCATCGGAACAGTGGAAACCATCATCTTCGATGATGAAGAACAGATGGTGGCCTGCTCCTATCCGTTCTTCGTGACCGGCGACCCCCAGCAGGTCGGTAGCGCGATCACTTACGCCCGCCGCTATAGTCTCTACGCAGTGTTGGGCATCTTCCCCGACAAGGACGACGACGGAGCGTATGCCAAGCGGCGTTACGAGACCGCAGACCGTCCCATAAGCGCCGAACAGTACGCCGAGCTTGTCAAAGCGATGGACGCGCACAACATCCCGTCCGAAGCGCGCGGAGAGTTCATCAACGGCACCCTGAACCGTCGGGTCAGGGGATGGAATGGACTCACGCAAACCGACCTGAACAGTCTGATGAACGCCGTCAACCGAATGTAAGTGGCCTTTCGCGTTGGCGCACTTTTGGGATTTTGCTTAAGACAACCGATCTATAAGCCCTCTTGTTCCAATAAGGGAGCTGGAATGGAGTATCTGAAATGTTTGACAACGAACTTGCCTTCGACAAGCTGCTTGACTCGCTCGGCGCGGAAACGCTGCTGGATAATCTCGTTCGGGCGTTGACGGCTGACGAGCAGCGTGAGAACTTCGATTATATCGCGCGTTGCTTTGATATTGACCTTTCCGACTGCGAAAGCGAGGCGTGAAAGGGGAACGTTGGTGGTCTCCCTCTTATATTCCGGGCTTTCGGGCGTGAGCCTATCGATCACGCCCATCAATCACCGTTGATTATCCACGTCCTACCAGGGGTGCTGGGACATGCCCCCTGCGTGTCGCTGATTGCCTAATCCCACAACATGTGATATATTATATATATCAGGCATTGGGCTTGATATATGACCTAAGGAGTTGAACACAAACCATTATCAGCAATCACATTCCATATTCAGCATGAAAGACCTGTGGGCGGGACTCGTCACCCGCCCACACCCAACCGAAAGGACAACATCAATGAAGATCATCAACGTATCGCAAGCCCACGAAACCGAGGCATGGCTCAACGAACGAGTGGGCCGTATCACCGGCACCAAAAGCGGCGGACTCGCCTTGGAACACTACGCCCAGACCGACGTAGAGAAACTTAAAGAGTACCGAGACAAGGCGTTGGAACAAGCGAAGAAGGCGAAGACGCCAGACAAAGCCAACGAGTATTACACGAAGGCCCAGAACTACGATGAGAAGATCGTGGACGCCGAAGCCAAGAACAAGCGGCTTAAGGTCGGCGTGGACTTCTGGAAGTTTCTCGCGGAACTGTGGGCAGAACCAGCGGACGGTGAACCTCCGATGGAACGCGGCCACCGTCTCGAACCCGAGAACATCCAGATCACGCTCAAAACGCTTGGCTTCAACCCCGTCGATTGCGTCCCCGATTGCGGTATCTGGGAGAGTGACGACGACAACCGTATCGCGTGCAGTCCAGACGCCTACGAGAACACTGAGAAGCCGACGTGGGCCATCGAATGCAAGTCGCTCGGCTCCGCCTACCACTTGCAGACCGTCGTACCGTGGATGATGCACACGGACGCCATGCGATCTCATATCGCCAACCTCAAACCTGAACTGGTCGAAGTCATTGAACAGGTGTTGCCCGAATACACTCTGGACTCCAAGGCGACCGGCTTCGACTTCATCCCCGACCAGTACAAAGCACAGGTGCTGCAATACTTCGTCGTGTGCGATTCGCTGGAAGTCCTGTTTTTCTCGATGTTCGACCCGCGCGTGGTCGGAGAGGCAAGCCATCAGGTCATTCCAGTGCATCGTAAGGACATCACCGAAAAGATCGAGGAACATAAGCGTCGCCAGTTGGCCACGCTCCATATCTCCGATGTGCTGGCCGACGCTCTGGGGGTGACGTTCTGATGAAGACCGCAACCATTCTGGAAAGCCCGGACATGTTCGCACTATTCGACGGATGCCCCACATGCAAGCGGCAGAGCGCCGTTTATCTGATGACGTGCCGCGTGTACGCCCAACAGATGGGCCGTAGGCTCCGTATCGTATCGTCGGGCAGCCCCACCGCCCGGGCGATACGCACAGTCGCCAAAGATCAAGGCGTAATCGTGCGCTACCCGATGATCCTGCTGGACGGATTGTTTTACTTCGAGCCGCAAGACATCAGCCTTGACGATTATCCAGTGGCCGATGACGAACCAGAAGAAAAGGAGGAACCCAATGAAGAACAACATTTTAACCAGCGACGTGCTGGAACTGTTCGACCGTAACCATATCACCGCGAACACTCTGCGTAAGTTCGTGGTGGAGAGCGTTGCCGACTTTCTCGGAGACAACAAGCATGACAAGGTGTGCGGCAAACTGTTTGACCGTTGGTATCAACACGTTCGCCGCTCCATCTGGGTCGGTGCCGCTCAATACGCCTTGCAGCAGCACGGTTTCGACCACGACAAAGCCACCAACGAGGCGAAACAACTCTACGAAGACCTGTACGCGGATTATGACAAGCGGTATCACTGCTGGCGTCGCCACGAGGAAAGGAAAACCGATGAAGACTGATGGCAATTGGTGGACTGCCGTGCTTTCGGCTGGAATCACTGCCGGATACGCCACCACTGTCGTGCAGCTCTCGCCCGGCCCCGGCTATATGTTCTCGGCGTTCCGCCGCAAGCTGACCGTAAAGACTGAAAACCTGCCAAGCTCGCTGCCAGTGTGGGTTAAGGATTACGTTGGGAGTCTCGGAGAACTCGCCTATTGCGGCTGGTGTCTCAGCCCGTGGGTGTCGCTCCCGGTGTGGGCGATGGCAGCCAAGATCAACGGGGTACGGTTCGGGGTCAAGTGGATGGCCGGGTGGATTGTGGCCGCTGGTATGGCCGCGTTCCTCCGCCACTCGGCTGAAACGGCGGTGGCGTGATGTTCAGCGAACAACAGGTGCATGTGCTGTTGATTCTGTGGTTGGCGAAGCGTCCGCTTACCCATGAGGAAATCGAACGTATGGCGGTTTTAGCGAAGTATGACGATACTCCGCAGGGCCTTCGGTCGCGCATGATCGAGCTTGAGCGTTCCGGGCATGTGTGCCGTGTCGATCGTGAGGGCGTGAACAGTCGGCACCGTCATTGCTGGCGGTGGAATCTTACGGAGGACGGTTACGACGCGGTTCGTGAGCTGTTTGGCGAAACGGAAACAATGTGATATAATGTGTATATCACACATCGTAGGGAGGTGAAACATGCGCAAGCAGGACAAGATCAAAACCGTAATCAACGGTCAAGAAGTCACCGTGGAACAGGACAGCCAGACCGGCCAGTTCTTCACACGACAGAACATCGGCAACATCCCAGTTGACTACAAGACCATCAGCGACAGGGTGACCATCGGCCAGTGCATCAAATACTGGCGGCTACGCCACGGATATTCACAGGCGGAACTAGCCGAACGAATCGGCGTATCCAGCCCGAACGTGATCGCCATGTGGGAAACCGGACGCCGCAAACCGCAAAAGCAATACCGGTTGCGGTTGGCCGAACACTTGGGATATGACGTGCTGACGAAAGACTAGAAGATAGTCTAAATTTCCGCACGATTAGACTAATCATCACACCAAAGGAGCAACAATGGACAGCATCCACTACTTGACCTCGATCATCAACATATTGCAGAAGAAACCGGAAGTCCAACGGATCATCGACACCCAAGGACTTGGGCAGGAACTCACGTTCGGCCAGATCGGGATTAGAGACATCGGAGCATTCCTCAGACTGTACGACGTTCTGAACAGCATTGAGGGTGTCGAGACTACTACCGTCCGGGAAGTCATGTACGACGGTAACAAGCAATATGCGTTCCGACTTGTCTCCCCGATAACCTTGTACTTCTTCCACTGCGAAGGAGTATCCGAGTGAGCAAAACAGACCCTGATATCGAAACCCGTATGAAAGTGTTCCACCGAGACCACGGCAGATGCTTCATCTGCGGGAGAACGTTGAGCGCCTCCGCTTTCAACCTGCACCACCGGCGTATGAGATCACACGCATGGGAAGGGTTGAACCTGCCAAGCAATCTCATTACCGTGTGCGGGTCGGGAACAATGGGATGCCACGCACGCATCCACGCCCACCCCAAGGAATCATACGCAAGGGGATGGCTGGTCAGCGCCTACAACGACCACCCAGAAGACGTTCCAGTGTTCAGCGAATACCGGAACCGAGAATATCTACTGAGCAACTGA